CAGGGGGAGGAGAGGCGATGTTTTCGTTGTTCTCAGCCATCTCTGTCTCCAAAAAAGATCGGCCTACCGTGGATCTCTTCCCTGATATGTACACCGGGAATTGAAAGAACGGGATGGGAATTTCGTGCCTTCCCGCCAGAAGCCATCATCGGAGGAACAGGGGGAGCGAACGCAACAGGCTTCACCATGCCAGCCTGCGTCTCTTCATCATCGCTGGAGAGCCTGAAACCTCCAGAGGGATTTGCATACACTACATCCGCAGCAGTTGGGTTCTGACCAGACGATGGACCACCGACGTTCTGGTCTACATCGGCGCGAGCCTTGCCATCATAGTAGGTGTTGTTGATTTGCTCCATCGCATACGCAAGAGCGCCAAGAGGCGATCCACCGATGAAGCCAACAACCCCCGGCCCTGTGTTCAAGTTCTGCTCGGCATTGCCAAGGACGCTGCCGCTCACTTGCCCAGTCCCAACTCCAAGTGACCCGGAGCCGAGAGGAGAGAATGCCATCCCTGTAGCCCCGCCAAGCATCGAGGGATCTTGATCTGTCGGGGAGTAGGATGGAGCGGCTGGACTGGAATCTTCACGTTCCGTCTGGCTGCCAAAATCCGCCATGTCAGAGTTGGAACTGAAGCCGCCCCCATCTCCATTGGACGAATCGCCGCCGCCCGAGTCTCCACCCTCTGCACCACCACCAACCTCAAAGTGCTGGCGCACCTCACCACCATGAGCGTAGTGAGCAAATCCCTTCTTCAGGATCGAATCGCGCATCTCAGGAGTGATCTCAATGCCGGGGAGAGTAACGTCATTTCCACCGTTGTCCTTAACGACATGGGAGGTCGGCTGGATCTTGTTTGTATGGGGCTTGAGAACGCGACGAAGGGCATTAGGCAGAATCTTGCCGTAATACTCAGTCATGCCCTTGCCGCCCATAAACAACTGCTGACCAGTTAGTTCCTGATATTCTGTGGAACCATATTCAACGGAATTGCGATAGTGCATAAGTTCATCTGCAACTTCTTTTCCAACGTATTCGTGCAACTTGTCTGGCTGCACGCTAACATCAAAAAGTTGATTTTCGTCTTTATGACCAGTCAAAAGATTGTGTTCTGGAAAATATCTAATTGTATCCATGTAATTCCCAAGCCTGTACCTCTTCGCCTGCTCCTCGCCCGGAGTCCAGACGAGTTTGTTGTAGCCGCCGCGCGCGGCCTCGATCAGAGCGCGCTTAAGGGCAAGCTCAGTCCAATGATCGGTGTTGGTGACGTATGGGGCGGGATCAAGACCGGAAACAGATTTTGTAAATTCATTGCGAAGCTTTTCAATATTTTCTTTTTCTTCTGGATATCTGTCCAAAAGATTGTCTTGCGATTGTTCTTTTAAAAATTCTTCGAGAAAAGATCGCGCGTTATCGGCGCCCACAGACAATTTAAGTTTTTTGTAATTTTCTTCGCTCATCAGTTCATTTTTAAGCCTGTTTACTAAGCCGCCAACTGCGTCTTTGTATGCTTTTTCTTTCTTTAAATCTCTAAAACCTTGTTCTCTTCCTTCTTGCGCCCAATCGGATTGAAGCTCTTCAAGGTGAAGAACATCATTGTTAGGGCCGCGATCTTGCATTCTCAGATGAGCGATTACATTGGGTTCGCCCCAATGACTTGATTGATAAAGTGTATCTGGATGATCTAGGCGAAAAAGGATTTCGCGATATCCTCTTTGGGATGGAGTTTCATTTCCATAACTATTTCCAAGGGTCCAATCTTTGTATTTTGTAGGCTCTTGATCTGGAAGAGGAGCCTCTCTATCCATGTGCTCATCGCGTCTATCGCGAAGCTCAGAGGATTTACGCAATGCAGACTGTCTTTTATATTTATCCTCTTCTGTATCAACAATATCGTCATATTTTTCAATTTCATCTTTATAAATATTTTTTATTTCCTCCCTTTTGCGAAGAATTTCAGGATCAATCTTTCCGCCAAGAACAACTTCCGTGATCTTGGGGACATTCTGCTCAAAATATTACGCGAGATCGTCTCGGTTCACCGTCTTCTGATCGGCAAAAGCCTTCCCGGCACCGGACCACTCAAGCTCGGAGGGCTTCACCCCCTTCATGGTAGCCATCATCTGGGATGGACTGCCCTTGGCTTGGGGGAGGGAACGGGCAGCTTCGGCTGCTGCGCTGTAGAAGCCACGGTCATCTAGCTGACGAGGCTGGTCTACGTCCCCGCCAGAGGCATAGCCGACCGCTCCACCATCAGCCTTCACCACAACATGATGATAGACGGGATGCTCCTTGCCCCTGACGCTGATCGTCCCTGCCTGCGGACCAAGGAATACATCCCCGGTCGTTGTCGGACGCAGTCGAGGCTCGCTCTTGGCTTTCTCGTACCTTGCGAAGTCCACACCCTTCGGGAAATGAGCGTTCAGAGCGTAGTAGTGCTTGCCACGATGCTCGACAGACACAATCGTGTTCGTGTCCTCATGCCCCTCTGGCGCGTTCTGCCAAGACCAGCCAGCCTTCTGCTTGAACAGGTTCGTCTTGGTCTTCGCCTTTCCAGCGGTCCCGGTCTGATCAACAGCGTCCTTCGATGCATTGAAGTAGGGCTTGCCGCCGGGATGGACACCAATCGACGCCACGGCAGACTTGTGGCCGGTCATGTCCTGCTTGTCAGGCATTCCCAGATACTGACCACCGGGAACAGGTGCATCAGAGGGGAACATCCTCTGTGGTTTGGGGAAGACGGAGACGGGATTTGAGATGGATGGCGAGATGTCCTTGGGATCTGCCTCCCCGCCAAGAGCAAACCTGCGAGGAGCCTTCGCAAGTCGCAGGGCATTGCGGATGATCTGGTCGTAGCTCATCGAAAACTCCCGCCTGTCAGCCCTTTTGAGGCTTCCTGATCATGTCACCAGACCTATTGATAGAAAATCCATGCCTTTTGTACCAATCTTTCAGGTCTTTTGCGTTCATTCCGCCAGAACCATAGGGTTTTGCATGTCCAGTAATCGTAACTCCATGCTTATCAGCGAGATTTTTGATGTATTGAAGCGCCTGAGTCCCCTGTCCGCGCCTTTTTGTCAACGCTTTGATCGAATTTACATGAATTTCATCATCTCCAGACTTTCCCATTTCAATTTCAGCAAAGTCAGACCTAGGTTCCAGCCCTGTTTGAGTGTTCAAAAGCCTAGACCTGCTATCAAAAGGATGATCCCAAGTGTCATCTTTGTACTCGGACATCATCTTTTGAGCTGGAGAATCGACTGTAGATGCTCCGCTCTTGGCAATCCTGATGGCATTGCCGATATCATCATCGTCAGCCATCACACGCCCCCGACGTTCTTGTCAGTCGCAAGCTCATTCAGCGCAGGACGGATCAGCGGAGCCACCAGACCGGCGCTCTCGGGGTGGACGGCGAGGTTCTGGGCGAGGTCGATAAGCTGGATGCGCTCCTTCGACAGGCGATCTTCCTTCTTGCTCTCCAGATCAGCCTCGGAGTAGCCCATCTCAGCCTTCGCCTTCTCGGCATCGATGTTCGTCTTCGTGACCTTGCTGTGCGCGTCGATCTGCGTCTTCGCGTTCTCAAGCTGGAGCTTCTCCATCTGCCCCTGAACATCAGCCTGCGCGCGCATCGTGTCCGCGTCAGCCTTCTGCTTGTCGATCTTCAGGCGCTCCATCTTCTCGATCAGTTCAGGATGCGGCCTGCCCTGAGCTTCCATCGGGATCAGGAACTGCTCGGGGTTGCTCCAGCCAATCGTCTTCAGGGCTTCCGTGTCAATCGCAACGGGATCGTACATGTTGGGATTGGCAGCCTGAAGCTGCTTCAGGGCCATGACCTTCATCACTCGCTGCGTATGGCTGGCCGTGTTGGGATCAGCCTGCGGCACAAGCTCGCAATCGTTCAGGGCCTGCACGAATGTCTGCTCGTTCCACTCGATGCTGGGCTTCTTGCATCGCTGCCAGAAGCTCTCAGGATGCTCGCGGAAGCACCTCACCAGAAGCTGGAACTCTTCGGCCTGCGCGTTGTGCATACGCTTGTGGACGGCATTCATCACCTTCGTGGCCTGATCGATCAGGGCTAGCGTCGTGCCGACCGGCGCATCAGCCTTCCCCTCGCCAACGGCAAGCTCAGACGTTCCGCCGACCCTTGCGCCCGTCTCGCCCATGTTCTGGACGAGGTTCATCAGCGCACCGCTCGGCTCCTTGTACGGCAGCGGCATCACAGCCTGACTGATCGGCATCCCGCCGGTCTTCACCAGCGCACCACCACCCGGAGGAACACGGAAGATGTTGGTGTTCTGGCGCGCACCCGTGTCTGCCATCAGGAAGCCGGGGAAGTTCGCGTACATCCCAGCGTCCAGCAGTTCGCGCCAAGCAGCAGTCATCGCATTGGTCGTGTTGCCGAGAATGTGCAGCAGGCCGATGTCGTAGAAGCCCATGCCCGGAACGAAGGTGTACTTCACGAACACCTGTCGTGCTTCGGGAAGATCGCCATCCTCTTCGTCGTAGTTGCGAACGACAGACAGGATCTGCTTGGTCGAGACATCAATCGTCACGCGATACGGGATCTCAAGGCCAGAGTGCTTGCCCTTGTAGCGATGCTCGAAGCCCTGAATGTCCAGTTCGCAGTAGCACTCGTAGATCTCACGATCACGATCATCAGGGTTCATCGTCCCTTCGGAGATGCCCTGCTGGGAGTTCTTCTCTCGCTGGACGCTATCAAGCTGCGGCTCAAGCGGTGTCGAGAGATCGATGTCCTTGTACACGCCAAGGATCTGGAGACGCTTCACGACGCTGGGACGCATGAAGACGCGATGCGTGATGCGCTTCGCGTTCCGCAGGTCCGTCGCCATGTTGTTGACGATCAGGTCATCGGCATCGACGCTCTCGCTCACGGGGCGATTGCGGATCGGGCAGAAGTACACCTTCTTGAAGGCAGACCCGCCAAAGCCAAGCATCAGCAGCATTCGATCCGTGTCCGGGTAGTACTCGGACGCGACGCTGGTCAGGTAGTGGTTGAGATCCTTCTCCAGAGCCTCCGCAAGCCTGTCCTGCTGCGGTGTGCTGCCCGTGGC